CATCGAGGAGGCGCTCGCAGGCGTAGCCAAGAAGGCAGGGCCACATGACCACGACGACCGATCCCATCCTGGACCTCGACGAGGACCTGCCCCCTCAGCTGTGGGTACGCCTCGGCGGTGAGCAGCACACCTTCGCGACGCTCGACGACCTCGGGCTCAACGCCCGCAACGAACTCGACCGCGCGTGGCGGCGGGTCAACGAACTCCGCGATCGAGACAAGGTCACCGCTGCCGAGGAGAAGGAGTACCTCGACCGCTACTCCAAGATGGTGCGCCTCGTCCTGCCGTCCCTGAAGGCGGCGCAGGTGAAGGCGCTCCCCATCGAGACGAGGGAGGCGATCATCCAGGCTTTTTTCTCGTACCGGACGGGGTTCAAGCTCGCCACGAGGCTCAGCGACATCCTCACGACGACGCTGGGCGGCGCCCCGTCCGAGACTGGGAGCCCGTCTTCGCCGAGCTCTCCTGGTACTACGGACGAGCCCCCGTCCGAGGAGGCGACTGGGGAGACGTCCCCGTGAAGCGCCTCCGCGCCTACCTCGAGTCCATCCCGGTACTGCGCGCGCGCCACGAGCTCGCCGTGATCCCTGCACGCCAGCTCGGCGCCGGGGTGCTCGCCAAGGCCGCGGCCCGCGCCGCCCTCTCCGAGCTCCGCGCCGTCGCAGGTGGAGGCTCGTACCGGCAGGGCGCAGACGCGCTGGGCGTCATCAAGCAGCTCAACGCGAAGGCTCGCGCCGAGGGCCGCCTGTGGGAACAGCTGCACCCCGCCGAGGGCGCTGCCTGATGGCGTCCACGCGCATGCGCATCGCGAAGTGGAACCCCGAGGGGTTCATGCGGGCCATCGACGGCTCGCTCGCGGTGCGCATGGAACTGGCGGCCGGTTACGTCGAGCGCGAGGTAAAGCGCTCCATGAAGGGCGGCGGTAGCCCTCACGTCCCGAGCCGCCCCGGTGAACCTCCCCGCGTGGACACCGGCGAGCTGCGCCGGTCGATCCACCACAAGGTGGAGGTGAAGCGCGACTCGATCCGCGGCTACGTGATCGCGGGCGCGCCATACGCGCGGGCGCTGGAACTCGGCTACGCGCCGGGCAACCTGCTCCCGCGCCCGTACCTGCGCCCCGCGCTGCGCCGCTCGCATCCGGTCATCGTGCGCATCCTGCTCGGCAAGGGGCCGGGTGGCTACACGAACCTCGCCGACATCAAGGCCGCCACCGCGCGCGGGTTCGTCTCCCGCGCCTCGTTCGGGGGCGGTGCCTGATGGTGAGCGGCTTCGGCGGTGGGGTGCTGACCGGCGTTATCGGACAGGCCGTCATCGAGGTCGTGTTGGACAACAGCGGCCTCGACAAGTCGCTCACGACGACGCAGAAGGCGCTCGGCGGCGCGTTCGTCGCTGGCGCTGGGGCGGCCTCCGTTGCCGCGCTCTCCTACGAGTCCGCCATGGCGGCCGTCGCGAAGACGACGAACGCCAACCAGGACCAGCTGCGCGACCTCAACCAGCTCTTCCGCGCGCAGTCGCGCGAGATCCCGATGTCGGCGGCTGCCCTCGCTGGCCTCGGCGCGACAGCGGCACAGCTCGGCGTGGAGGTCGGGAACCTCGGCGCGTTCACCGAGACCGTGGCCAAGCTCGGCACGGCCACGAACATCGTCGGGGAGCAGGGAGCGCAGGACCTCGCGCGCTTCCTGAACGTCGCGGGGGAGACCACGGACGCCGCCGGCAACGTGGCGAGCGCCCTCGTGGACCTCGGCAACAACAGCGCGACCACCGAGGCCGAGATCCTCGACATGTCGCTGCGCGTGGCCGCGGCCGGCCGCCAACTCGGCATCACGACCGGCGAGACGCTCGGCCTGTCCGCCGCCATGTCCTCGCTGGGCATCCGCTCCGAGGCAGGCGGTACGGCCCTCTCGCGCGTGCTCCTGGACATCTACGCCAAGAGCCAGCAGGGCGCGGTGGGGCTCGAGGACTACGCCTACGTGGCAGGCGTCACGTCCGAGAAGTTCCTGCAGATGGTCGAATCGAACCCGATCGACGCGCTCTCCGCGTTCATCGGGGGCATGGCCACCGCCGAGCAGCGCGGGTTCAACCTGATCGCGATGCTCGACGAGATGTCGCTCGGCGACGTCCGCGTCCGTGACACCCTGCTCCGCCTCGCTGGCGCGCAGGACCTGGTCACCGCGAGTGTGCGGCGCGGGAACGAGGCCTACGCCGACAACACGGCGCTCCAGCACGAGTTCGATATCTTCGCGGAGACCGGGGCGAACCAGCTCAAGATCCTCGCCAACCAGTTCATCAACCTCGGCATCGCCGCCGGGAACCTCACGATCCCGATCCTCAAGCAGGTCGCGAGTGTCCTCGGGGTGCTCGTGGACGGATTCTCCGCTGCACCGCCGCAGGTGCAGTTGATGGCGCTCGCGCTCTTCGGCCTGGTGGCCGTGGGCGGCCCACTGAACGCCATGCTCTCGCTGACCTGGAAGAACCTCGGGCGGCTCCAGGCGTTCGCCCTCGCGGGCCCAGCGGCATGGGGCAAGTTCGCGATGAGCCTCGGCCCGGCTGGCGCGGCGGGCGCCCTCCTTGCGGTCGGGATGGCGGCTGACGGCATCCTCCAGAAGACGACGGGCCACGGCCTGATCGACTGGCTCTTCCGCGACCCCAGGACGGCTGATGCCGCGACAGGCGCGCTGGCGGCATTCAACGACGAGCTCGCGCGCACGGACATGGTCCTGAACTCGGACGCTGGCATTCGCGCCGCCCGCGAGGAACTCGCTGGCTACGTACAGGACTACCAGCGCGCGAAGGAAGCGCGAGACGCCCTCGCCGCGCAGACGGGAGTGGCGATCGCCGACACGCGCTCGATGAAGGAGGCGCGGGCCACCATCGTCGAGATGATCAAGGCGGCTGTGGACGCGGGCGTCTCGTTCGAGGACCTCCACCGGATCGTCATCGGGCTCGATGGTGAGCTGGGGGACGCCGCCCGTGGTGCGATCCCCGACTACGACGAGCGAGTCCGCGGTCTGGCTGCCAGCTTTGCCGACTCCGAGCAGGCCGCCCTGTCGGCGTCGCGAGGCTTCGCCACGGTGGGTGAGTCCACCGGATCGGCGTCGGTGGGCATCATCGAACTGGGCCAGAACCTCCTCGAACTCAACCCCCGGATCATGGCCACTGCTGTCGCGCTGCGGCTGATGAACGACCTCGCGGCCAAGAACCCGATGGCGCTCTTCAACTTCGCGCGCGGGCTCATGCAGGTCCGTGAGTTGGTCTCGTTCCAGGCCGGCGTCGAGAAACTCGCCGACTTCATCGTCGGCGACCTCGGCACCCGGGGCGGCGGAGGTGGCGGCGGTGGCGGCGGTTCCGCCCCGACGGCCATCGAGCGAGCTACGGACGCCTTCGCTGACTTCGGCGACCGCGCCCCAAAGGCCCTGCGTGCAGCCCGTGCTGAGCTGCTCATGTACCGCACGGCAGCCGCGCAGGCGGGCGACACGACGGCCCGCGACCTCATCGACCAGCTGCTCACCATGGACCCGACCGTCTCGCAGATGCGCAACGCGATCCGCGGGCTCCAGTCGCAGTACGGCGACCTCGCGGCGGAGGCGTCCGAGAGTGCCCGCGTGCTGCGGGAGGCGTCGCAGATCGCCGCCGACGCCTGGGAGACGCTCCACGGGCGCGCTGTGAGCGAGGCGGACCGCGCTGGCGGTCTCATCATCCGGGCGCTGCGCGAACAGGCCGACCAGGCGCTTGCCGTCGAGCTGAAGAGCATCGAGGAGCGCCGGGCGCAGCGGCAGGCGGACTACGACCAGCAGGTCGCCGACCTCCGCCGCCACACCGACGCCCTGCTCGCCCCGCTGCAGGCCGAACTCGACGCGCTGGACGCCGCCGGCACCGCCGACGAGCTGAAGGCGCTCGACGACGCCATCGCCCTCGCGTGGGACCCGCGCGAGCGGGCGAAGCTGGAGCAGCAGCGCGTCGAGCTCCTGCGCCGCATCCGCGCCGACGAGCTCCGTGACGAGATGGCCGGCATCGAGGAGAACCACACCCGGCAGGCCGAGGCCCTGCGCCGCCACCTCGACGACCAGCTCGCGGCGCTCGACGCGAAGGAGCGCACGGCCCGCAACATCTACGCACGGACCACGGAGCAGTTCGCGCTGGAGGAGCAGGCCCGCAAGATGCTCCTCGAGGGCAACCTCGAGGAGATGACGGACCTCATCCGCACCTACCTCGGCGAGAGCTGGGTGCAGGAGTTCCAGAGCTTCGGCGAGCGCGTCATCAACGGCCCGCTGGCAAACCTTAAGCGCGAGCTACAGGGGATCCTCGGCCTCATGGGTGGCGTGGGTGCTCCGGGTGTCTCCCCGGGAGGGCGCTCGGCGGCCATGCAGGCGGCCATCGACCGCATCGCGAGCGCCAAGGCCAGCGGCTCCGCCCTCGACGCGATGCGGCTGCCCGGGCTGCGCGAGCAGTTCCAGGCCCAGTTCGGCATCGCGTCCCCGCTGGCAGGTGGTGGGGTGATCACGCAGCCCACGTTCGCCTACCTCGGCGAGACCCCGCGTGCCCGCCCCGAGATCGTGAGTCCCGAGCACCTCATGCGCCGCATCGTGCGCGAGGAGAGCGGGGGGCGTGGGGGCGTCATCGAGCTGCACAACTACACCGTGCTGGACGGGGCGGTGATCGACCATCGCGTGGAGCGCGTGGTCGCGGACGCCACGCGGCAGGCGGCGGGGCGGGGGAGGTACGGCGCATGACGGTGCGGACGCAGACGCGGTACCCCACGACGGTGGTGTCGGACGACGCGGTGGGGACGCTCGCGTGGAGCGACCCCGACAAGGCGGAGGTCGAGGACAACGACCCGGCGACCGCGACGGGGCCGGGGACGACGGAGTACCTGCTCGCGAGCGGCTACGGGTTCGAGGGCACGCTCCCGAGCACGTGCGACCTCATCGAGATCGCGCTGCTGCCGCGGCGGCGGAACGCGCTGGCGCAGCAAGCCATCACGGAGGTGGACACCACCACGGCGAGCGGCATTGGCACGAGCCTCAGCATCAACGTGCCCGATGGTGTCGTGGACTCCGGGGCGCCGGGCACCCGGGACGTGCTGATCCTGACGGTGCGCCGGACGGGCAGTACGAGCGCGATCGACCTCTCCGGCTGGGAAGAAGTCGGTACGGCCAGCGTGTCCCCGTTCCGTTTGACCGTCCTGCGCCGCGTGGCCGACTCCGAGCCCGCCTCTTACTCCCTCTCCCTCGGCGCGAATGGCTCGAGCAAGCACGCCGTCATGACCGCGTGGCGGGGCGTGGACAACTCGTCGCCGCTTGCGTCCGACGTGTCGCCGAGCGGTAACGCCAACAACCCCACGTCACACGTGGCGCCCGAAGTCACTACGACGGTCGCCAACGCACTCCTCAACCTGTCGATCGGCTTTGAAGACGCGATCCCCGGCACGGTCACCCCACCGTCCGGGATGGACACCACCGGATCGGTCGGTTCGCTGCGCGTCTTCACCGAGACCGTGGAGGCGGCGGGGGCGACGGGGTCACGCACGACCACCACCGCGAACGGTGTCGACTCAGCGCGCGTGATGTTCGCCCTGCGCCCCGCGCCCGCGACCGTGGTGGACGACGCCGTGCGGCTCGTGGTGGGCGGCGTGGTGGGCGACGGCGACCGCTCCAGCGCGACCCCGTGGGCGCAGGCGTACCAGACCGACACGCTCTCCGGGACGCTCGCCGAGTGGGACTTCGCGGACCTCGTGGTGGGCGACATCGACAGCGACTTCGGCTGTGCCCTCTCGGCCACCATCGACGGCCCGATCGCCGTGGACATCGACGCCCTGCCGATCCGCATCACCTACGACGTGCCGATGGCGGTCACGATCACCGCCCCGACAGCGGACATCACGCAACCCAACCCCGAGGTCACGTGGGGCGCCGAGGTGGACGGCAGCGCCATCGTGCAGGCCTCGTCCCGCGTCCGCATCCTCTCGCGGCCGTCGCTGGCCGTGCTGTACGACAGCGGCGTGGTCGCGGGCGCGACGCAGGCGCACGTGGTGGGGAGCGGGACGCCCTCGACGCCGTGGGCGACGCCGCAGAACGGGCAGGCGATCCGCATCGAGGTCACCGTCACCGAGGACGGCACCGCCGACCCCGACGGCACGGGCGACCCCATCAGCGGGAGCGCCACCTTCGACTGCACCACCGACTTCACGCTGCCCGCGGCCCCCACGGGCCTCGCGGCGGTCGCGGTCACGGAGGCGTCCTGATGGCCGACGTGCTGCCCTACGCCGCCGTCTCGTGGACGCAGTACACCCTCGCCGGGGACGACGAGTTCGTGAGCTACAACCTCAAGCGGCTCAACCTCGAGACCGAGGTGTGGGACGTGATCGCCACCATCGAGGAGATCGACACCACCAACTGGCACGACTACCTCGCGTTCCCCGGCTCCAACTCCTACCGCCTCACCGTCACGGTCGACCGCCTCGGCGCGATCATCGAGAGCGACCCCGACGAGGTCACGGGCGTCGAGTTCGCGTGGCGTGGCCTGTGGGGGCACGAGGTGCAGGACGCCTCGCAGCAGGTGCGCTTGCAGGCCTCCACCGTGCAGCAGCGGGTGCAGCAGGGGCAGACCTACCGCCTCGCCGCGGGGCGGCGGCACGAGACGCTGTTCGCGGGGCCGCTGCTGGCGCGCACGCTCGCGCTGGAGCTCATCCCCGAGGACCTGCGCGACCCCGTCACCGTCACCGCGCTGGAGCGGCTCCTGGACCGCCAGTACACCGCCGGCGCCGTCCTCTGCGTCCGCTGGGGTGCGCGTGCGGGGGCGCGGTACATCGTCCAGATCGACGGGGGCGTGGACGAGTCGCTCTCGGGAGGCCTCGGCCGCCCGAGCCTGCCGCTGCGGCGTGTCGCCATGCCGGACGGGTGGGCCTGATGGCCGCGACGTCGGAGGAGATCGCCCGCGCGCTGGCGAACGGCGCGCCCGTGCGGTGGCGGCTGCTGTCGTGCGACCGCCGGGGCAACCTGCGCGCGCTGGGCGACAGCACCACCGCCGACCTGAGCGACGCGCTGCTGTGGGAGAGCGGCGCGAACCCCGGCCTCGACGGTGGCCGCCTCGACCTCGACAACGACGGCCGCGAGATCCCCCTGCAGGGCACCGTGCGCCTCGACCTCGCGCGGGTGCCGGGCGGGGCGGGGCTGGACGACATCTCCCACGTGCGCCTCATCGAGGACCGCCTCGTGCAGCCGGGCGGCGCGGGCATCCGCTACGAGACCGCGCTGTCGTACTGGCAGCGGCAGGCCGAGCAGGCCTCGGGCGGTGGCCTGTGGGCGCTGTCCGCGGCCGTGGGGGACGCCCTCGACCTCTCGGGGCACGGCAACGACGGCACGGTGACGTACGCCGAGGGTCAGCGCGGGGTGGACGGGCTGTACGACCGCAGCGACGGGGCGATGCGGTTCCTCCAGGGAGCCACGAACAGCATCGGCAACCCGGTGTGGGGGCATGGGACGTACTTCACCGGGTGGACCGCTTCAAACATCACGCATGTTGCGAGCACGTTCGCTGACCACCCTCTCGCGGGCTTTGGGGTGACGAGTGGCATCACCTGCACCATCTCGGGTGGCGGAACGTTCGCCCGGCCCAACGGCCGTGTGTCCGTGACGGACAATCAAGAACTCGTGGCTGTGGTCCTGTGGCGGCGCAAGACGCTGGTCACGACCAACCTCGCCTATATCCACGTTGCACTCTACGACGCGGACTCGAACTCCCTCAGCAGTTTCAACATGCCTGCGACGCAGGCTTTGCCCGTGTCGGACGATTGGTACATCTCCCTGCTCTCGGGGCAGGCGTCATCGAACGCGGCCGCAGTCGCGACCGCCGAGATCCGCCCGAGCATGTCGGTCGCCGTGTCTCAGGCCGGGAGCGAGGTCGAGATCGCGTACGCGGGGATCATTCCGGCGAGCGCGACCTTCCCGAGCGCCGCCCAGAAGTCAGCGGATAACGACGGCAAGGCGGCGACCTACCTCCACGAGGTGCTCGACCCGAGCAATCCGGAGCACATGCGCTGGCTCGTGGTCGGCAGCATGGGAACCGGCTACTCGTGGGCCTCGACGGCGCACGCCAGCGCGAGCACGCGGGTGGCGAGCGACGTCACCGTCGCCGACGACAGCGCCATCGAGGACATCTTCGACGGTGGCGGGGCGGTCGGCGGGCTGGCGCGCGTCACGAGCGACGGCGAGGGCGACGCCGGGACGCTGGCGAGCAAGGGGTGGACGGTCAAGACCGTGGACGAAGCGGGCGGCCTGTGCCGCCTCCAGCTCACCGTCCCATTCAGCGACACCGACGGCATCTGGCGCACCGCGCGGTCCGTCCCCACGGCTGACGCCGCCGACCTCCTGTGGCTCGTGCTGTACGACGCCGACGCCACCACCAACGACCCCACGATCTACGTCGGCAACCTCGACACCGAGACGCTGACGAGCCTCGCTATCACCGAGACGCAGACGCCCGTGGGGACGCGCGAGAGCGACGCCAGCATCGACCTCGTGGTCGGCAACGTGCCGGACGGGGACGAGACCGCCGACGCCATCCTCGGCCCCGTCCGCCTCTGGCAGGGCACCCAGCCCACCGAGGACGAGATCGCCGAGTTCTTCGCCCTCGCGCAGACCGCGCGCCCCACCTACACCCCGGCACCCGCGCCCGAGTGGGTCGAGTTCCCGCGCGGCATCTTCGTCGTGTCGTTCGCGGACACCACCCACCCGTGGGACGGCCGCCCCATCGCCACCCTCACCCTCAACGACCTCACCGCCCACCTGCTCGACACCATCGGCGAGGCCTACACCGCCGCGTCCGGCACGGCCTACTGGGACGTCGTCCGTGAACTCCTCGAGGACTACCTCGGGCTCCTCACCGACCTGCCCTCGGGCGGCCCGCTGCTCCAGCAGGACTTCTCCCGCCCGCGCTCGTGGCGTTTCATCGACGCCCTGCGCGACCTCGCCGACGGCCTCAACTACCACCCCGTGTGGCCCACCGCCCTCGGGCGCTTCACGTCACGCGAGCGCGCCAATCTCGCACTCGCCACCGCCGCCGTGGACTACAGCGACGCGCAGGAGCCGCGCATGCTCGACGCCGGCGCGCCCTACGTCCGCAAGCTCGACGTGCCGCAGGTCGACAACCGCCGCGTGGTGGTCGCGGACTTCGGCGCGGAGCACATCGCCGACCCCAAGTACGTCATCTACGAGAACGCCGACCCCACCTCGCCCGTCTCCACCGCCCTCACCCCGGTACGCCTCGGCGACCTGCGGGCCGACACCCGCCCCAGCACGCGGGCGATCTACGACAAGCCCACGATGGCGGCGATCGCGCAGTACGAGCTGCGCCTGCTGGACGCGAAGGCGCGGGCCGCCTCGTTCGACACGTTCCCGGACCCGAGGCGGGGGAACCACGAGTACTACCGCGTCACGGTCGCGGGCGCGGAGACGGCGCAGCTCGTGCGGTGCAGCGGGTGGAGCCAGCAGCTCAAGCCGGGCGCCCCCATGAGTCACAGCGTGCAGGTGGTGCGCCCCGTGGCCCTCACGGAGCTGTTCGAGATCGACGACGAGGAGGAGCCCTAATGGGCGGCCCGATGGACGGCATCTGGCGCGGGTTCAACGAGGAGTGGGACGACCGCCAGCAGCGGCAGTGGTACCCGGCGAAGGTGGTGTCGATCACCGGCACGCAGGTGCGGGTGCGACGCCTGGGCGCGGTCAGCA